AAATATATAGAGAGTTAAGAGTCATAGATACTTGTGAGTATGGGGAGTTTCATGTCATTGATGTGCAGCTTAGGGCATTTTCGGATAGCCGTTTTTCAATCGATTTTTTAGCTTACTTTAAAAATTTCTACCTTATAGAATGGTATCTCTTAATGATATGCAACAAATGGCTCAATCAGCCTATACAGGAAAAACACTTCTTCATGTAGGGACTTTTACACTTTTCAAAGCTACTCCGACATTAAAATTTTATTATGACGGCAATATCATCATAGTATCTATACGAGGCACTTCAGATTCTAAAGATTTCGCTGCATGGCCTAATATTGCTTTTGGAACACTTGATCATACTGAGAGATTCAAAGAAGATTTACATACCCTCTTAGAAATTCAAAAAACATATCCGCCATCTCACTTCCATTATATTGGAGTAGCTCATTCTCTTGGTGGTGCTATTTTAGACAGATTCTTACGAATGGGATTAATAAAAAATGGTCTATCTTATAATGCCGCCGTAGAACCACAAGAACTAAGAGGCAATCCAATGCACAGGCGCATCTATAACAGAGCAGACCCCCTCTACCAAATTGCAGGGCATCTTATACCAGGAGTTGAAGTAAGACCTATTAGTCTTGCTACTGGTGTAAGAAGTCTTTTTTCTACTCTGTATGCTTCTTATAAAAGTCACATGATATCAAATTTTGTTGGAGGTGCTAAACATGACCAAGATCTCAGGAATTTCTAGGGAATGGCAGCAACAGCTGTGCTATAAGTCGCAAAGACGTTAGTGTTCTCGGATTTGTGAAGAAAAGTAATCTGTTGACCTGACGGATCTGTGGTAGCGAACTGACGCATTCTAATATGTGTCATGACACGAAATCCACTAGCCCAGAGAGTCGCTAAATCTATATTGATTTTTAAGACAAAAAAATAAATTTGATTAGGAACTTGACTCCTATTAATCGAAAAAGCATTCTGCAATGATACTGCTGGATAAGCGACATTATTAATAGAGTCGTAAATAGTATATGTTGTTGACCCCATATTTAAAGCAAATGCTGCTAAGAAAAAACTAAGACTTACATTTATAGTAAATGTCCCAGAAGAATAAGGTGTCTGAGTAGCAATGCTTGTTGCCCATATTGATCCCGGAATCTGACTAATCGGAATATCTCCATTAGTTAATCCATTAATAGGATTAGGATTCATTACAGAATTCACTAAAGTGCCTATAAGAGAAATAGAAGGGTGCACAGTTGATAATTTAACATTTGGAAACCCTGTAACTATTACAGAACCACTTATATCTATTACCCCATTATTTGCAATATTAGGTGTTTGGGCTGTGCTACTATTTATTAGACCTGTTGATGCTGTCAGAGAAAGTAGTCCTGTATTATTAACGAGGGGCAAGAGACCCGCACCTACTGTTACACCTGAATTAGGAGGAGAAGTCAGTGATAAGAGACCAGAGCAAGATATTAAGAGATCTGAGTTACCAGTAACTGCAATCCCAGATGATGGCAATGCGTTCACATGAATAACACCTGTATTACTCACTGTATTACCCACAACAGAAATACCCGGGTTTGGAAGTAAAGATATAATACCAAGATCTTCTAAAATGGGGTCTTGTTGCGTCCCAAGATTGTTTAAATTCTGACCAATAGCTAATTCACAGACACCATTGTTTGATATCTGTGGAGTAGACGTAGGGCCTACTGTTATGTATTCTGACCCCTGAATCTCTTGAACACCTGCAGCGCCCTGTCCAAAAATAGCCCAAGCTGTCATATTTATTGAAGGATCACCACCATCTAAAATAGTGGTTGAAGGACTGATATTTACATACGACCCACTTGTAATCGGAGAGACTGCAATATCATTTCGATAATACACTTCTGTTGGACTCCACCCCCCACGCCAATTGACAGCCGTAGGAAGAGTATTTAGACGGTTTAGAGGTGTTGAAAGATCTAAGGCAGATTGTGCTGCCATTCTATTATAACTGTGAATTTTTTATTGTAAACCAGACGGCCAATAAGTGGCAAGAAATGTTGGCACTGCACTCTGAAGAACTAAACTTCCATTTGTATTATTATATATCCTTATCTGATTTACTTCTCTCATTCCTGTAGCTCTGGCATCGGCTACATTGAAATAGACCATACCCACAGCAGTTGTAATAGGATAGCCCTGACCAACAGTCAAATAGTTATTATTTAATATAGTCGCTGAGACATACTCGTGATTTAGGACTCCATCAAAAAATGCTACATAGAAAACATTCTGAACCACTGCCCCTGCACCAGCCGCAACAAAATTAAGAATTACTTCTGACATATCTATCATAAATATACCCGTCGCATCTGGTGCGCCATTGGCAAGATAATCTCTAAAAATATTAGGGCTTATTGGAGTGCCTCCACCTATACTTAGAGCTGTATTGGGTGCAGCTGGTGGAAATGCAACAAAAGTAAATACAAAGGCTCTTACTAACACCGGGGCTGCAGTTCTCAGAGTAACATTTTGCGCTGTACCACCGACAATAATAGAAGTATCAGCAGGAGCTACAGACAACACACCAGTATTTGCAATTGTTGGATTCGTACCACCAGTAGTTGAAAGACCAGCGCCAAGGTCTAGGCTAATCACACCAGCATTAGCAATCTTAGGATTTTGTGGATCAGTATTATCTACTGATATGCCTAGACCTTGTGTCAGCGAAACAAGTCCATTAGATGAAATTGAAACAATCCCAGTAGGATTTGAAACATTTACAGAACCATCTGCAGGTAAAATTTGACGAACTCCAGTGTTACCAATGACAGGTATCTGAGGATTAGTATTATCTACTGAGATACCTTGACCCTGTTGAATAATAGTAATAGAGTTGGATGTTATGATAGGGTTATTAGGATCTGTATTATCTACAACAATACTAGTTCCATCACCATTCACAGTCCTAACACCGTTATTAGTAATAGTAGGATTATTAGCAGGCCCTGAGATGCCAATTGCAGTACCTGGTGTGATGCCTAATATACCTGTAGAAAGGGGGGAGAGTTCAGAATATGATGCACTTGCAGAAGGATCTGCACCACCAGTAAGAGCAATTTGATTTGTTAAAATATAAGAGGCTCCATTCACTGGGCTGATTACAACATCATTCTTAAAATAGGTCTGAGTCACTAACCACGTCCCGCGCCAATTCATTGTCGTGGGAAGTACCTGTAAACGTTCGTATGGGTTTTGTAGTCCTTGAACACTCATCTATTAAGGTAATATTATTTAAGAAAGGCGAGCAAATGATGCAGTCACACCACCAGTGAAAGTGAGAACTGTAGCTGTAGCACTCTGAACGCCTGACACAGTCAGAGTAGTTCCATCAGCCGGAAGAGTCACAACAACAGACATCGGGGAACCAGCACTAGAGACACTAGCACCAAAGGAATGAGTGCATAAACGAGACACAGGAGCAGTGCCGTTAGGTGCTACTGTCCATATTGCATGTTCTGCTGCCACAAAAGGAGGCGTTGCAACAGTAGCAGTGTAGTCTAACTTCACAAGCCAATTAGACACCACAGCAAGAGGTGCTGCAAGAGTCAGTGTCAACCCAGCAGTTGCAGCCAAAGCACCAGCTGCAGTACCACCAGTCACAGCGGCGGTAGTCTGTCGAAAAGTCTGAAGCCCTTCACCCTGAGCAGGAGCCCAGCCAGCAGCCCTACCACCTGCACTACCAGGATCAACAGCGGAAAGAATGCAAGAAGCCGTGTTTGCAGACCCGCTCCATGCCTCATACACATATAAGCCACCATCAGTAGGAGATCGCACCATGTCATTAATGAAGTACTGGGTCGTCGCAGACCATGTCGCATTGTTAGTTGTTGCATCCTGAGAACGCAGATTCATCACGTAGGGCTGTGCACCAAGAGCCTGAAGTGGGTTAGCGAGGGACTCTAAAGCCATTATACTAAGGTTTTATAAAATAATTCTACCGGAGTAACAATAGAATTATTTTATTTTATTTTTTTACAATAAGAATTTCTTTTTACATTAAGCGGGAGGCAAGGCTAGGCTTTGCCATTCTGGAACGATCGGGAGCCTCGGCAGATTCCCTTCTTTCACTGTTACGGGGTGCATACATCATGCGGTTAGCCATGCGGAGCATCTTGCCACCTACCATGCGAGCCAGGCCGGCCAGAGTGCCAGCAGGAGCCAGAGGTGCTGCAATGATGTCCTGCTCAGACAGCACACCCTTGATGATGCGAGAAGAGCCACGAATGCTCTCAAAGAACCCAGAGTTAGCAGTGATGATGAAAATCTGGGGGCGCACAGAGAAGGCATAGGTGTTACGCACCCTCAAGTTAAACTGCAGAGTGAAGTTACCCACCAAACTAGGTGCTTGACCCTCCTGAAGAGTCAGATCAACACCAGGCTTTAGCACCAGGAATCCACCAGTAGTGCTGACAGAGCGACCACCTGCTCCAGAAGCCACACGACCACGTCCAGACCAAGTGTTCCAGTCCATCTCCAGACCGTTACGCACACTCATTGCATAGAGTTGCTCGGAGGTGTGAGAAGACAGCAGACCAGAGAAGTTGTCAAAGTTCACACTCAAAGGTGCAATAGAGCGAGAGCCATTATAAGAGGTCTCAACAGGCAGGTATGCTGAGCCAAATTGAGGAAGAGTAGGGTCACGAGAGCGATCAACTGCCGTCTCTGCCGGGTCTGCAATAGCCTTCACGTAGATAATCAGCAGGTCAGGAATCTGAGGCAGAGTAATAGTCTGAGACACCAGCTGTGTTGCATCATTAGCCGCAAGAGGGTTAGCCACCTGGGTAATGTAACGAGGGAATTCCAGGTAAGGCACACAACTCTTGGGGGGCAAAGGGATAGAAAGAGAAGGAGTCAGGAACTGCACATGAAGTTGGGAGTCACTAAAGGGGCCGTTAGGGGCGGTACCATTGTAAGTCACAGGGGGAGAATACTGAGTAGGAACGACAGATGTTCCGTAGTATAACTTGGTCGTTGTGCCGACATACTTGTCACGCAGACGCAAAGCCCTGTTAGGGTCGCGCATGTTCATTACCAGCTGAATGTTGTTAATGCCAAAGAGACCAGTGTCCTCAGCATGCTCATTAGCAAAGATAAAAGGACTCAGAGACAGCTTCTCAGTAGTCCTGAACTGCAGGTAGACACTGTAAATTGCGTTCACCACACCAGCACCCTGATCGGTAGATACGGGAATACCATCTACCACATCTACAGTGTTGCCGTAAGCATCAACGTAGGTCACAAGAGGCACACTTGGCAGAAGAGCAGCACCAGTAGGAGTAGTGAACACAAGATTATTCCAAGAGCCGTTGGTAGGCTCGGCATAGTCGTGGGATGCATTGGTATAGCCAGAAATAGGGTCATTCTGAGCATTCAGAGCATCGGCGTTGTCCTGGTACTTGTCCAACATAGTAGGGCAGGTGCGCTGCAGCCTGTTACCACGGTAATCAGTCAGACGCATGATCTCAGTCAGCACATCCTGAGAGTTAATCGTGGTGGTAGTGTCGTTAATGGTTGCCGTAATGGTGGCGCACAGGGAGTTTAAGGGGAAGGCAGCCAGGGAGCCGTCTACACCCAACTCCAGCAAAGGCTGACCTACAGGATACTGGCCACCAGCACTGTCACCAAGCTGCACATCTACACGCAGATTGACAGTGGAACTCCAATCCATGTCACGGGCTACATACACGTTCTCGGAAGGGACGTAAATGTTGTAACTGTGTTGACTCTGGCTCTGAGAGATAGCCGTGAAAGGGCTGTTGGTGATAGAAAGAGCGCCCTTCTCCACTGCATAACTTGGCTGCTGCTGCACAATACGACTGTCATAGACGGCTAACTTAGCTATGTCGGAACTCATAACTGCTTATACTAATGGAAAACAAAATAAAATAGAAAATAAATTTAAAATAACGAACTTTAACAAATAGAATTTAAAGACAGCGGATCTGCCAGATTAATATATGCTCTTTCTTCCAATCGAAGGGCTTCGTTGGTAGTAAAAGCAAATGTTTTTATCACTTCTATCGTGCAAAGATGCCATCCACCTAATGCAGCAATTGCCTTATAGACTTTTCTGCCGGGATATAGAGTAGACTTTTTATAGTGCGTTAGCAATCTGGCTGATAAAGAACCCCTTGTAGATCCTATATAATACTTTGAACCAATGTTTATCTTGTAAAGAAGAGCTGTAGCCGGGACGTTTGGAATTCTGCCTAGAGCTATAGGTGTAGGTGTGACAATTTCCATTTATTAACTTATTAACTTATTAGATTAAAATCTAACCGTTAATATCTCTAAGATCTGAAGTCTACTTTCCTAAACATCATCTTAATAGACACATCTGAAGAGTTAGCCATTGTCAAAGGGATCAATTCGCCGGTGAGTCTGTATCTCCACCATACCTGAATATCTATGTTTCTGATCTCCTCATGGGAAGCCTGCATACTGAGCAGTCTATATTCTGCAGTAGGCTCATAGAGAGCGAAAGATCTCCATCCTTGGGCTGACTCAAGTTGTTGATCTATAACAAAGTCACAGATGATAGGCTCGAAAGAACTCTGAGCCGGGACAGACTTGCCACTTACGTTAGTCTGATTGAGTTCCACAGGCGCTGCATTAAACTCCTTCTTAAGGGGAATCAATGCTGATGTAAAGACTATATTCGCCACAGGACTCCACATAGTGTCTGTAGAGCGATAGTCTTGCCTTGAAATCCAATAGAGATTTTGCTTTGAAGCCGGGAGGAAGAATAAGGGATTGTAAATTGGTGGTGGCACTGCATTCAGATTCTGGAGCGAAGGATTATTATTCAGAATGTTTCTGTATTGCTGGTTGGTAAAGAGAATCTCATTTGTATACAGGAAAGGAAGAACAGATGCAGTAGGTAATAAAGTCAATGTGTTCTGTGTTAGAGGCATGACAATAGATGAACCAGATACAGCACCAAGATAGGTGTTGTTAAAGTTAGATAGCAGATCAAAGAGCAAGTCATTAAAGAACAGACGAAGATAGCAAGAGGATTGAGGAGCTGCTGGGTCACCTGGATTATAAACTGGTTGGACAAAGGCAGGGAGACCATCCTGCACACCCTGGACGGTTGCGCTTAATGGAATCTGACCAGAGACATTGAAGCATCTAGTATCACCGTAAATTTCAAAGAGTCCTGTTACCTCATCAAAGTAAAGTACCGGAACATCTTGGTCAAGGAGAAAGGAATCAAATGTAGGGTAAGGGTCTACTGTTGGTGAGCCAGTAGATGCCACCTGATCAATCCAAGCCTGCTGCCAAGCTAACCATAGAAGATTCATTGACTCGAGCATTGCATTGTTAACCAACTGAACAAAATGCTTATAGGTGTAGATCCAATAGTAGCGAGTACTCAAATCTTGCTTTACAATCCCAGTGGCGGGGGAAGTAGGAACAGGGGCCACTGCAGCATTTTGAGTCTCAGGAATATATATGATAGGCGAAGAAGGAGGTGTCAATGTAATCATTGCAGAAGCAACAGCACCACCGCCAGTTGTATAAAACCAATTACGCTGGTAGGCAATAGTAGTATAATACACAGTAAGAGTCGGATTAGTCTGAGTAGTAAATATATTTCCATTTGTTTGTATGAGAGGAATAAAAAGAGGTAGATTTTTACCGGGGCCGTTCATAGCAAAGCGGATGATAGAGAAATAGTATTGAGAGGCATCTCTGATGATTGGTGCATCACGAGATTCATTGAAACGGATAGGGCTCTGATAAGAACTAGAAGTCAGATCAGATGTCTTCGTTGCCGTTAGCGTTGCGTTATAATAAATCATGTCACTGTCAGCCCCGCCATCGACTATACTCCTAAAACTATATGCCATTTCTATTATACTAAAGGGTTTTTTATTTTCCTAATACTTCCATTGTCTCACGAGTTACAAATTCATCAGGAGTTAAACCAGTGCTTTTTATCATTGACCTATATCTGCCGATAGGGTATTTAGAGTAAAGAAGACGGCAGACAACGTGCCGACCACAAGTCTGAACATCGTCTTTTGTTTTCTGAAGAGCCACCTTATTGTAAATTACTCTACAACCGGAGTCTTCTAATAATTTTGTTAACAATGGTTGATCCATGTGAAGGACTCTTTGTGTATCCTTGTCAGGCTTCTGCTTATCAGGATAGTGACCGTAAGAATCAAAAAATTCTATTTGCCTTGCATCTTTTATTAGACCAACCCAATGACCTATATTTGCTGATTCTTGTGGGAAGAAAATAACGGCTCTGCCCTTCCTATCAAAGAGTTGATTGATGTCATGGATATCCTTTAGATGAGGGTATGATGTTATCTTGCACTCAGATCCTAATAGCCGTTTAATATCATCATCACCGAGAGAATAGGCTTCTGCCCTTTTTTCAGCGCCTCCATCCATTTCTAATATTCCATACATTTAAACATAAGTCAGATTATGGGACAACTTGAATAATAGAAAAGAATGTATTTTCTGCTGTAGCAGTTCCAACAGCAGAAATGTATATCCAAGGCGAATAATACCATGTGCCTATTCCAGGCGTATCTACTACCGTCACATGAAATGAAGCAAATCCAGATACTGAACCATTCTGATACATTCTATAGCCATTACCAGTATTTAGAGGTAATGTCATAGATGACGCATTTGCTAAATTAGTTACAGCACCTAGGGCAGTAGCAGCACGACCAATTGTAGCAAAATAGGTATAACTACCAGCGATTCCTATTGATACCTGTCCGATGATTAGAATTTTTGTAGTAGCAGATGTTATAGTAACAGATTGAACAGTAATCTGAGTATTTGTAGCAGTTGGAACAGTTACAGACAAAAGAGAATAGCCAGACCCTCCTGCGGGAATACCAGCAAGCCATGAAAGAGTAGATCCAGTTGCTCCAGTTGCTCCAGTTGCTCCAATTGCTCCTGTTACCCCCTGCAGACCAGTATCACCAGTAGGCCCAGTAAACCCAGTAGGCCCAGTAACTCCAATTGATCCAGTTGCTCCAGTAGGCCCAGTAAACCCAGTTGCTCCAGTTGCCCCCTGCAGACCAGTAGGCCCAGTAAACCCAGTAGGCCCAGTAAACCCAGTTGCTCCAGTAGGCCCAGTAAACCCAGTAGGCCCAGTAAACCCAGTAG